GTAATTCAAAATTCGTGATCCTTACTATGCCCGGATCGATGGCATCATTCAATAGCGAAAATAGCACGGCCATGTATTCATGGCACTATGACATGACTAAAATGGTTGACTATAGTCAAGGTTACACCTCTGATATGGATACAGAGAAAAGATATAGAGATGGAACTCTCCTCGCGGAAGGTGAGAATGGTGAGGGAATAACCGCTATCGGACCTTACGATGTTCTTAGTGGAGAACATCATAGAGCTAGTCATGGCGCCAAGCTGCCCGACATGAGTAGCTATGGGAATTTATCGGGCAAAGGATTCCCTTGGCCTTCCGAGGATCTGACTAGTGTAGTTGGAGAAACCACTCCCATATTTCTTGTAAAATTCGATGAGGCGGATGAAACATGATCAGAAAAAATGTAAATAAAACCGTAACTGTTTTCCCAAATACTGAACTCTTCACGAAAGAGTTCACACAAGAAATAACTGTCACTGGTGGAACTGGTGGGGAGGTTTTCCGTGGAGACTCAGTAAATAATATTTTGTATAAATCTACTTTATTGGGTAATGAAATAGCTGGTTTGAGTGTGGGAACAAGGGGGGAACTCAATCTCGATACACCCATACAAGTTGAAAGTATCAATATTCAGGGAGTCTCTTTTACACACAGACCAAAAGAAATGATGTCAGGTAAATACTCTGGTGGTAAGAGTGGGGGTTTGCCCATAGGACCCGGACATTATTTGGGTGGTTCGGATGACAGTCTTGGTTTATTCTATTGGTACAAGATTGCGACCCCAATGCCGTTTCAACCATATTTTTCAGAAAATCCTGAGATAGGTCTTACTTTTTGTGGAACGGATCCCACGATCCGGACTAACGTTACAATAAATGGCAGCAATGCGAGTCAGTGGGCTTGCAACTCGGGGAATACAAACGAAGTGTGGAAGAGTTTTTATGAAATATTGTATCATCCTCCATACAACAAAATAATTTATGTGCCTCTTTTCATAGAACAAAGAACAAGAATATCTGATCTGGTGTTCAATTACCCACAAAATCTAATCCACCTTGGATGGCAATTTAGATATCCGGGCATCTATGTTGCCGGTGCTAGTGGAAATGTAGTTCTCTCCCAATCTGCGCTCGATAGATGCAATGAGGTTCTGCAAGGAACCAGACATCCGGGACCGACCAGCGGATGTCCGTGGTGTGTTTGTACAAGAGAATCTTGGGCTTCTGTGGACGCTACTGGAGGATATGTAAGAACCGATCATCCAGCTTTTGTTAATGTTCCGCCATACACCAAGACTAAAGAACTTAGATTTAGTTCTGCCATTTACAATATGGACTATGAAAATGTTAGACCCACCACAAAAATTTCAGATCTCTGTGCAACTGATACTTTGTATCCAGTCAAACATGGATTAGAGCCACCACAGGGACCGTTTTTATGGCTTCAAGGTTTGACTGGAGAAAAAACCAGAGTGATGATTAAGCGTGGCGAGAACTGGTCTCCCTACACCCATGTCCAAAAAATACCCCATAGCACTATAGCTAAACAAAACCATAGAGTCTCTTGGCCAACACCAGAGATAGATTTGGACAGAGGTTGGTATTGGGTTGCATTCCTTCATGGTGCAACTGGTGGACCCACCTATGGAGATCCCTTGACCGCTGCAACCGCGTCTTTCGGTGTTCATAAGGGTGTATTTGGTGATCAATTTGATCCACAAGGTTGGGCCGGATATTATAATAATTCTCACACCGATCCCAACATACTCGGTATGGATTACAAAGCTTTTACCCAGAAGAGAAGATTTGATCTACACACAGACAGTTTCACGAATGGAAAAAATAACGGTTATACTAATGATTATGAATTTTTCTATGGTGTTTCAGTTTTAGCTTTGGGTTCTACTTATGAGTTTAGTGAAACTTTACCGGATCACGCCGGTGTGTCTTTCTCTAACGAGTACAGATACCCTGAATTTGAACTTCACGCAGCAAAGTCGCATGATGGGACCGAGCGTCAATCAAACACAGAACAACCCGAAAATTACCTAGCAAATATTAACAGACAGAGCACTTTGGCTTTTGACATTGCAAACGCAGGATTGACTCAGTTTGGACATTACCCACAAAATCTAACAGATAGTGTGTATGGTTTTGGTGCGGATCTGTTCGCCCTCCGCACGCCCCACACCCTCCGTGATATGCCTTTATTACCACCACAGAGAGAAAAACTTCAGAAATACTTCGGATCTGAATTTTTCCATCCAACAGGTACAACAAATGTGATTGCATCTACTGTTGCACAAAAAGCAGCGTACAGAGGCCTTACCTTTGAATCAGGCATAGCTGGCACCCCGGCTGGTGGGGATATTTCCATCGACAGTTTGTCAGACAGGCGAAGAGGACACTCAGCCGAAACTTGGCCTTTTTATCTACCAAATTACTATGATGGAACTGCATCTGGTTACTTGTTTAAGCGTGCTCTTGAAGAGCAAGGACTAACTCTCTTCGGTTAATATTTACTTGACTTTACTTATGTGTGCTATATAATACTACAACAAATGTGCTTTGGAGTTATGAATGTTTGAATTACCGTCTTTATATCAGTCTTTTATTCACCTTTCCCGATACTCTCGATGGTTACCCGACAAGGGTAGGAGAGAAACATGGGAAGAAACAGTGAAAAGATACTTTGATTTTTTTGAAAGTCATCTCAAGGAAAATAATAATTATAAAGTTTCTTCTAAGGAAAGAAAAGAATTAGAAGAAGCTGTTTTGAATTTAGAAATTATGCCTTCGATGCGAGCATTGATGACAGCAGGCGAAGCACTCAAGCGAGATAATGTTGCTGGATATAATTGCTCCTTTGTCAGTTCAGGAAGAGTCCGTTCCTTTGACGAAATTTTATACATTCTCATGTGTGGAACCGGAGTTGGTTTTAGTGTCGAAAGAGACTTCCTAACCAAACTCGCAACAATATCAGAGGAGTTCGAGGATAGTGACACGACAATTGTTGTACAAGATAGTAAGATGGGTTGGGCGAAAGCATACAAAGAACTTACCTCGCTTCTTATTGGAGGTCAGGTTCCAAAATGGGACCTCTCAAAAATTCGACCTGCCGGAGAAAGACTCAAGACTTTCGGCGGTCGTGCTTCGGGGCCCGATCCACTGGACGATCTATTCAAATTCACAGTGGAAACCTATAAAAAAGCTGCTGGAAGAAAACTTACATCCATCGAGTGCCATGATATCATCTGCAAGATTGCTGAAATTGTCGTGGTGGGGGGAGTACGAAGAAGTGCTCTTATCTCATTGTCTTCACTTACCGATGAGCGGATGCGTGATGCGAAGCACGGACAATGGTGGATTTCCGACTCGCAAAGAGCACTATCGAATAACTCGGTAGCATACAAAGAGAAACCCGAGATCGGTACATTTATGGAAGAGTGGGTTTCGCTCTACAAGAGTAAGTCTGGTGAACGTGGCATTTTCAACCGAGATGCAGCACAGAAACAAATAATTCATGCGAATACACATAGGGAATCTATGGGTGACTCATATAGACTAAGAGATCCTAATTATGATTTTGGCACTAATCCATGCAGTGAAATTATTCTGCGTGACAAAGAGTTTTGTAATCTTACAGAGATCGTTGTCAGAGGTAATGATACGAGGGAATCCCTTGAGAGAAAGGTTAAACTTGCAACTATTCTCGGGACATGGCAGTCCACGCTTACAAACTTCAAATACCTTTCTAGTGACTGGGAAAAGAACTGTGAAGATGAACGTCTTCTTGGTGTGTCTATGACTGGTATCATGGACTGTAAGCTAACAAATGGAAAAACAAAGGGACTTGGTGATCTGCTAAAAGATCTCAAGACTTGTGCAATCAAGCAAAACAAAACGAGTGCGAAGAGCATTGGTATTAATGAATCAGTTGCAATTACCTGTGTCAAACCATCAGGAACTGTCTCTCAGCTCGTAGACGCTGCGTCAGGGATCCACGCAAGACACAGTGAGCACTACATCAGAACTGTCAGAGCTGATACCAAAGATTCTCTTTGTATCTTTATGCAGAAGGAAGGGTTTCCTTGTGAACCTGATGTAATGAAGCCAGATCACACTATGGTGTTTTCTTTCCCAATAAAAACACCAAAGAATGCAGTTTTTAGAACTGACATGACTGCTATCGAACAACTAGAATTGTGGTTAGAATATCAAAAGAATTGGTGTGAGCATAAGCCTTCCGTTACCGTTTCGGTGAAAGAAGATGAATGGTTGCAGGTGGGATCTTGGGTATATGATCACTTCAATGATGTATCTGGCGTGTCTTTCTTACCTTTCTCGGATCATACATATAAGCAAGCTCCATATCAGGAGTGTTCAGAAGAAGAATATAAGATGCTTCTGAAGAAGATGCCAAATAATGTTGACTGGAGTGAACTAGGAAAATATGAAGAAGAGGATAATACAGCAGGGAGTCAGTCTTTTGCCTGTTCAGGTAATTCCTGTGAATTAGTAGACTTGACAAACAACTGAAAATAAAGTATAATAGAACTTAACGGTGGACTCACATGTGTGTGGGTTATAACTCTAACAAAAGGAGAAATGTAATGAGTAAAAACACTGAAAATTGCCCAGTTGCTGGGTGTGGTAATGATGTGGTTGGTAAGTTTTTTGGAAAATTTGGAGTAACCCGATCAACTCTGGTTAGTCTTGCTCTTGTTCCCTTCGCGTGGGACGGAGTTCTTTGGTTCCGAGATGCCATTTCGGCTGTCTGGAACGCAGTCACTGCTTGGAACATTGGCGGTTGATAAAACCATAACAGGAGAATACGCATGAGTATTATTAAAATTGGCGCGACATGTCTCGCCCTATTCACTTGCGGAGTTGCAAGTGCAGATGATTCAGACATGATGGGTGACAACAACATCACCCCCGAGATGATGATGGAGATGGGTGAGGCAGTTCGTTCGGATGCTTCGACTCGAATTAGTCTCAGTCCTTCGACTGAAGGCCTTTCGTTGGATCTGGGTGGATTTATCCAGACGGGATACAGCTACAATGGCGGTGCAGACCTCGATGCTGAGTATGGATTCTCAGTTGATCGTGCTCGTCTAATTCTATCTGGTGACTTTGGTAAGGACGCAAGTTACCTCCTGAGTGGACAGTGGAGTGACGTAACTTCCACGTTTGATCTTCTCGACGCTCGTGTTGATTTTAGAGCGTTTGATGTTGCCAATGTTCGAGTTGGTCAGTTCGTTCCTGCTTTCTATAGTGGTTTCGTCACTGATCCTCGTTCTCTTATCACCAACAACTATAGCGTTTCTGCCCTTACATACGGACAGGGACGCGGTCAGGGTGTAGAACTTTCGGACTTCATTGTATCTGATGTTGTTGAACTTTCTGCATTTTACACCAATGGTTTTGGTGACACTAATGGTGTTGACGCAGATAATGATTATGCAGTTGGTGCTCGTGCATCTGTCGGACTCGGTGGAGGTCTCTCCATTGGTGCTGGTTATGCATACAACAACAACGATGTAACGGACTACAGCAGTTATACTGTTGATCTCGATTACACTAGTGGTAAGCTCGATTTCAACGCTGCATGGATTGCAAACAATGAAACTGAGGGCTGGGATAATTATTCCGTCGTTGGTACTGTTGCATATCAGTGTATGGACAACTTTCAGGGTTTTGCTCAGTATGAGTATGGCGCCTTAGCTGGTGTCAGCGATAAGCTGAACATTGCCACTGTTGGTTTTAATTACGATATTCATGAGAACATCGTATGGACTAACACTGTTGGTTATGCATTTGAAGGTATTGACTCTGGTTTTGACACAGACAACACTGGTTGGCGTTCCAGCGCCGATGACGGTCAGTATGTCATTCGCAGTGTCATTCAGGTCAGTTTCTGAAAAAAAATATCTTATAAATATAAGATAACCAAATCGCGGAGTGCAAAAGAGCTGGATCACCCTTTTCCCGCGAATAAGAGAACCCTTTACCTTTATTGGTGAGGGGTTTTCTCATAAATAGTACCGGAGATTTAACATGATAATAGCCGGTATTGACTACAGTTTAAATGGACCCGCAATTTGTGTTTTTAATTCAGAAGAAGGTTTTACTTTTAGTAATTGTTCTTTTTATTATTTGACAGACACAAAGAACCTAGCAAAAACATTTTTGTCTAGAATTCATGGTAAATTATTTGAGACATACAATCATGATTGTGAAAGGTATGATACCATATCAGAGTGGGCAGTTGAAATGTGTCAAGGGTGTCAACAAGTTGCCATCGAGGGCTATGCATACGCCGCAAAGGGTAGGGTTTTCAATATAGCAGAGAACACAGGGTTACTTAAGTATAAGTTTTTTCAGCAGT